GCCCAGCTCGACATGTCGATTAAAAATTTCGAAAACTATTGCGCGATAAGCGGACTCGAATAAAAATAATCCTGGCAAATGCCAGGATTAAATAATATATAAAGGAATCAGAACAAACTACTTCTTGCCTGCTTTGACGGCTTCCATCTTAATCTGCTTCTTGGCAGCTTCGATCTTCTGCCTAATCTTGGCCTTGACAGCCGTAAGGATGTCGGATTCGAGAAGATCATAACGTGAATTCAAAATCTTGCCCAGCAAATACTCAGATTTTTCGTTAAGCGGCTGACCCTTACGCGCATAGAAGTTGTACGCTTCGGTCTTTGTCTCGTCGGCCGGAGCTTCTTCTTCCTCTTCGCCGGAAGACTCTTCTCCGCCTTCGCCTTCAGAAGAACCTTCACCGCCCTCTTCCGAGGAACTTCCTTCGGAAGATTCGCCTTCGCCGGATTCACCGCCTTCGGAACTTTCGCCGCTTTCTTCGGAAGAACCTTCTTCGGAACTTCCCTCTTCGCCGCCGAAATCGTCCATGGACGCCTCTTCGGAACCGCCCTCTTCAGCAGCAGGTTCACCGAGGTCACCGGCAGGTTCGGCTTCGGGTTCTGCCTTTTCTTCACCGAGCTTCTCGACCTTGTCGGTCAGGGTCTGGATTGCGGTAGTCAGCGTAGAAAGGATATCCTTGAGTTCGGTTTGCGTCTCGGTTTCATCCGGGGTACCGTCGTCTTCCTTCTGTTCGCCTTCTTTGTCTTCGGAACCGAAATCTTCCATATTGTCCTTGTCCTCGGCATCGCCTTCGGCGGGGGCGTCAGATTCGGCACCGTCGTCCGTACCGGTATCTTCGGCCGGTTCTTCGGAAATGTCGACGTCGTCCGTCGGGGCGTCTACCGTAGCGTCGCCTTCCGGCTTGGTTTCTTCCTCGCCAGTAGAATCGTCGGCGGAAACGGTAGTTTCTTCGGTACCGTCTAAAAATTCCTCATCAAGCTTGTGTGCCTTCTTCCAGGCAGTAAACTTGGTATCTTCGTAATTCTGCTTTTTCATATATTTTCCTTTATATATTCTTATTATTTATAAACTTTTTGAAAACTCAATTTTTAGAGGGTGCTCTTGTATACCTGGTATTCCGGGGAATTGTAAAGTTCCATGAATTTCCTGTCCAGTTCCAGGCATCTCGTAAAGGACTTGACCGAGTTGCACGCCTGCGTCTTATAGTCGTAGAAGAACGTGGCGAACGTATCCTTGTAGTTCTTGGAAAGCTTAAACATGTCCATGACCGTTACCGGCTTTACCATGTCGACGAGTACTTTGACAGCATCCTTCGACAGGTTGTCCTTGATAAACTTTTCCGTGGCCGTGATGGCGGCTTTCAGCTGTTCGTCCTTTTTCACGTCTTCGAGGTCCGCGCCGTTGATTACGCGGGGGACGATAAGCGTAAAGATTAACGGGTTATTTTCCATCTTGCTGAACTCGACGGATTCGGTCATGATATATTCTTTCAGTTTGGCCATGATTAACCTTTCTTTAATTCCTTGAACGATTTGTACTGGGCGGCGATTTCCGCCATGGAAATCGCGATATGGTTCAATGTACCCTTTATTTCCTTGATATCTTCCTTGATACCGCTATTCTCTGTCATAAGGTATTCAATATCCTTTTGTTTCAGGCTGCTATCCTTCATAAGTACGTTTATCTCCTCCTGAAGTTTCTTGATGGAGTCATCGCGATTTATCGCGGTGGTCTTACGCTGGAAAAACACGATTAGGTAGACTATCGCGCCGACAAGTATCGCAGTTGCATTGCCGGATTCAAATGCTGTCGAAAGTATGTTTTCCATTTCTTGTATATCCTTTTGTAATTATTTATAAGATATTTTAATACACAACTTTTAACAATAGTAGAAACTCGTAGGATCTGCCATAGAATCTTGTTTAATCCGTTCGGGAGTAGACAGGATCCATTTCTCGCCGCGCTCGTATATACCGAGACCGTCAGCGAGCAGGTCGACGACCTCGATAAGTTTATTGACTTCGGCGGATATTGAATTGTTACGGCCGGCGATAACCTTGATGTCGGACTTTATGCCGGTAAGGTCTTTCTGGCTCGCGATACCGCCTTCGGCATTGGCCTCGTTCGCAGCCATGGCGCCCATGACAATATCCTTGCCGACACGGAGAGGTCTGTCAAGCGTACCGTCGCCGACAATCGTCATGTCGTGCGGGGAACGGTCGCCGTAATAGTAGTCCTTCAGCGAGTCGGACCAAATCTTTATCGCGCCGTCACCGGACGTACCGTCGGGATGTTCCCCGATATCGCAATATGCGGAAATCGCGCTGTAGTCGGCCTTGTTTCCGAGCTCGTCGTACAAAGCGGAAATGTTGTCGTAGATGTTCGGAACATACGCGGCGGAATCCCATATAGCAGAATTCGCGGAGAGCGCATAATAACCTTCGGCGATTTCCTCGTAGTCGTCCATTTCCTGGATACGGTCAAAAATAGCGGAGATCGCGGACGGGTCGAACGCGGTAAGACCGCTCAGTCCGGAATAGCTGTTCCAGAGAGCCATGTCGGCCGAAGTAACGCAAAGGCATTCGCTGTCGTCGGGATGACAGCAGTCGACGGGATAAGGCACCACGTGCGCAGGTTCGGAATCGTTCCACCTGTGCATACTGCCGTGAGGCCAGTCGGCATGCGGAGCATATGGCCATTCAGGATAATGCGGTATGTTATCCGGCGTCATATCCGGTCTCGGCGGATACGGAGGCCTCGGCGGAGGCGGAAATCTTTTTGGGTCTTTCATATATTATTTATAAAAATGACAAAAAGCTCCCATTTTGGGAGTCTTGTCATTTTATAAACTTTACTTTATTAAAGCATGCTGGCTGCGGCTTTTTCAATCCAGCCGTAATTGATGTCTTCCTGAGAAGGAGCAGCAGGCTGGGTTTCGGCGGGCTGGGCAGCGGCAGTCGTATCGGTAGCCGGAACTGCTGCAGGAGCGGCAGGCGTTGCAGCCGGGGCGGCAGCAGGCTTGGGAGCCGGAGCCTTGGCAATCGTGTAACCGGCGTCTGTAGCAATCTTCAGGGCCTGGACCACGGGATCGACAGCAGGCTGGGCGGCGGGAGCCGTCTCTTGCGCAGCCGGCTTCGGGGCTTCCTTGACAGTATAGCCGGCAGCGGTAGCGATATTCTTCGCGATTTCTACCTTGTCGGTAGGGAGATTGACGACATAGCCGTTCTGACGGGCAATTTCTTTCGCCTTGACGATATCTTGAACAGTCACTTCACTCATAGTGTTTCCTTTATTATTAAACATTGTTCTTATTTATTATATATATTAAATTTTTAACTCGCCGTAGCGTTTTACGGCATCGGTATTCTTCTTCCAGTTATTTATAAATTCATGCAGCGAAATACATTCCAGCGAGAATTCCGAGTTCGGGTTATTGCGTATTTCGATGGCGGCCGACATCACAGGTATAATATTATGTCCCTTAAACATGACGGTATTGTCGACGTTGCCCTGCATGACGACTTCTACCGGTTCTGTCTGTGCCGGGACCGGCAGCCAGTTACAGCCGTCCTTATACCATACCTGGCCGTTTTCGTCGATTTTCAGGTTCTTGCTTATATCGAGCGCGGTTAACGTGCTGGACTGTGTCCTTATACCCTTTATGGCATCCTTTAAAGCGTTATAGTCGTCGTTTACGAGCCTGTAGAACTTGGTACGGTTGAACTTGCCGGCCTTTATCTTGGAAAGCGAGATATTGCCGTCGGCGTTCGTCGGCAACAACCATTCGCTCAGGTTGACCGCGTTATTCGCTTTTCTGAGTTTTTCCGGATCGACACACATCTTGGACGCCCTCTCGATTTCGAGCTTGAGGTTCGTCAGCCTGTTCGCGGCGCCTTCGAGCCCGCCATAAATCGAGTTACGGTATCCGACGGATATGTTGTAACCGTCGCCGTCCTTTTCCAGTTTCAGCTTAGACATAGCGTCCTGGTAGAAATTGGACGCAGTGGCAATCTCCGCACAGGAATCCTGTCCGTCGAAAACACAAGTGAAGAAACTGAGTAGTTTCTCGAGCCAGTCGAGCAGACCCCAGTCGATAAGCTGGTTGAGATAGCGTTCAATCTGTAGCCTGAGTTCCTTTATCTTGCGCTCGAGCCATTCGAGATACATCTCGATCTGGTCCCTGCACCAGTTAAGCAACTGCTTGATATAGGATATACCGAACTCGACGGTAAAACCGGCAGAACAGACAATCCGCTGGAACTTGGAAAAATCGGAAACTATGTCCCTTATACTGTTCAGCAGGTTATCGACCTGGGTGTCACGGATACACTGCTTGCTCCACCATTCCTTGAGCTTCTTGAAGAGCCAGGAATCTGGATCCAGGAGTTCGTTGACGAGCGCGAGACATTTCCATAGCCTGTGGCACCAGAATGACTTGTCGGTACCGAATATGGATTCGTACAGCATGTCGAACAGTTCTTTTTCGTATACCTTTACCATGTTGATAATCGTTTTTATCGACACGTCTATGGTATAGCGGACAGTAGTCAACGCCGCCGCGGCAATCTTGTCAATACCCTTGAGAATGTTCTTGGCGAGCCTGATATAGCCTTCTATAGTTCCCTTGATTAACGAAAGGGAGCCGTAAAGGTATGTACAAATCATGCTTGCCGTTTTCATGATATATTTATAACTGGCGAAATAGGCTTTGGTTCGCGATAATCGCCCTTGAAGAACTCGTAAAACAGCATACCGCGATAATTTTCGTATTCTATGGCATATACTCCCTGCTCGGCTGTCGGGTATATATGGTGTATCTGCAGCTTACCCTTGCCATTTATCGAATGGTGGCCGTGCTTACATTCCGGATGGAATATAAGCCTGTGGTGTGTCGGACAGTACGACAATACGACATTGCTGTTGAGCCTGTTGCCGAGTTCGCGGGGTATTATATGATGGTATTCTATCTCGTCACGGTTTTCTGTCTGATAATCGCAGCCGGGCCAGTGACATGTATACTTGATCTTCACGCTTTATATATAAGAAAAACCGAACGGGAATCGTTCGGTTTTCTTTTAATCTGTAGAACCGATTAGCGTTCGACTTCAATACCCGTGGCTTCGAGTCCGGCAATAGCCTTTTCGATCTGGGCAGCAGTACCGGTAATGGTAACGGTGCTGGTGTCGAAATCAGATTCGTAGGTGACCTTGGAGTTGGAGTCGAGAATCATCTCAGCGGCGTCGACATCGTCGACCTTGACAGCGACGGAAGTCTTTTCGGAACGCGGAGCGGCGGCCGGACGGTCGAGCTTCGTCATTTCGATACCGCGCTTGCCGAGCATATCGGCGACAGCAGCAGCCTTGGACGGGGTAGCGACGAATTCGATGTTGCCAGCTTCGTCAGCGGTGGCGCCAGCAATACCGGCCTTGGAGAGGGCGATATTGACGAGCTTTTCCTTACCGGCCGGAACTTCGATGACATACTTGTCAGCGTTACGGGAAGCGCGAGAGCCGGCAGTGAGGTTGTTGATGGCGTTCTCGAGGGCGTTAAGTTCGACTTCATAAGCGTCGGCACCTTCGAGTTCCCAAATCTGGGCGAGCTTGCCCTTCATGGATTCGATAGCGCGTTCGCCGCCGCCGGAACGGTAAGAGTTCTTGAGGCACTGGATGGCACGCTTGATGTTGCCAGTTTCGATGGCGGTATTGAAGTCAAGGCCGTCCTTGGCACCGTGGGTAGAGTTCGTGGTCTTGACAGCGTTGATGTCGTCATTGGCGATTGCTTCGGCATAGCCGCCGTCAATCATCATGTTGTAGACCTTGAGGTCGCCCGGATTGTAGTTTTCTTCACCGTCGGCGCCCTGGCTTTCAATTTCAGCCTGGAGCTTTTCCCATGCATCGGCGTACTTGGCATAGACCTTGTCACCGATAGAGGTGTCCTTGGTCTTACCGGACTTGAAATTGGAACGCTTGGAGTCGATGGAGTTAATCAGGGAAAGACATGCGAGAGCGGCAGGACCTGCACCCTGGACCTTCTTGGACATTTCGTTCAGCATTTCCGGTTCAGGAATGCGTTCGACGATAGATTCAACAAGGCGGTCAAATTTTTCCCACTTCGGGTCTTCCTTAACCGTATAACCAACGGACTGAAGAAGTTTGGTAGCTTCGAAAAGATTCATTTTAAATATTCTCCTATTTTAGTTTTATATTTTATTTATAAAAGTTTTTTCTGACAAATTTTAAGAATATTATAAATAATAGAGAAATTTAGGAGAATTTATGAAACTTAACGAAGCAGAAACCGAAAAATTGTTCAGTATCGACGATATTGACACTGATTACATGATGCTCGATTTGGCCGATGCACCGGTTTCCAAACCGGAAGCCGTAATATATTTCGATAAGGACGGAAAGATTTCCGGATTAGATACGATACTCATGTCTGTCGCCGTTCCGCCTCCGGTACCCGGCAAGAAATGTTCCGTGACAATCCAGTATACGCCGAAAAGCTACGATACGGACGTTACTACCGACCAGTTTACCGACGGCGTCTTCGAAGCCGACGAGACCGATGACGGCCTGATTGTCACGACGGAAGACCTGGAAGCCCTCGGCAAGATTATTTCCGCGAAGTTCGAACGCGAAGTCGATTACCCGTTCGACAACGAAAGTGTACACGATAACGTCAACAATACGCTCAACCGTCTCGATTTCGCCGATGCTATCGCCTGGTACGTCAAGGAAGGCGCCGCGAAAACTACGGAATACAAGTCTCTCTATAACGAATATATTAAGGAAAAGGACAAGAAACAGTCCGCGATAAAGGCCCGCGGCGGAAAGTCCAATAACGAACTCCTCGTAGACGGCCTGAAAAAGAACCCGTATGTTACCAGGGTCGAAGTCATCGACAAGCAGACGGCAAGGTTTACCAAGTTGATCCGCGTCTATACGAAGATTAACAAGGTTTACGACATCCTCTGCAATAGTGCCGGTACGAATTATGTGGTCAAGACCCACGGCGATTTCGGTAATTCAGTAAATACCGGTTCGTTCATGCAGGTCATAAGCAATGTCGGCAAGCGTATTACCGGTTTCATTGAACGCGAAAAGATGAGCAAGATGTCTAATCGCGAACGTCACGAGTATAACCGCAAGAAGTTGCAGGCAAGTCGTGAAGATGACGATGCAATCGACAACGACTGGGGTTCCGATATGGACGCAGACGAAGAAGCAGCTCTCGGTATAAAGGAATCTACCCGTTTCGAAAAGGAAATGACCCTTTCCGAAGCCATAAAGATTCTCGAGGACCAGGGCATCACGCTTCATGAACTGAACGAATCGGAAGAAACGGCGACTATCAAGTTTTCCGTCTATCTGAACGGCGAAGACCAACCCGAAGAAAAGGTCACGTGTACGGTTCAACGCCCGATTGCCATAGCTAACCAGATTGCCGATAACGGCAACAATTATGACGATGCAGTGTGTGAAAGATTTACCGATAGCGTACCGGATATAGTATATAACTTGACCGGTAAGCGTTGCGGTTATCGCTGGTGCTATGACATGACTCCAGAAATTGTTTAATCGACAATAATTTAAAAACCGGTCGAATGACCGGTTTCTTTTTATATCAGGAATTCGTCCATCGGGTTTTCCTCGAGCATCAGGTGCTGTCCAACTTTAATCCAGCCGTTAATCCTGTACATCGTCTCAAAAAGCTGGCAGAACGACTTTCTGAACATCGTCTCATAGTCTACCGTGAACATGTTGTTGAATTCGTCGGGCCAGGTTTCCAGGAACGCGACAAAGTTTACCGGCTGTACACCTGGCTTGCCTGTTTCTTTGTACTTGAACTCGTTGTTCGGCAGGACATAGATATATTTCATCTTCGTGTTATTGCCGATCGGCGTAAGCTTGAGTCGTTTTTTCGCGAGGATATAATTGTATATCAATGCCGCCTTGGCTCCGAAAATAACGGAAGTATTCTCGCCCTTGTCGAATTCTAGACCGTTCTTTACGTAATAATCTATATCATTGGGGATATACTTCTTATAGTTCGTAATACCTATGACTGCTGAAATCTCGTCGATCGGCGTTTTGCAGTATTGCTCGTAAACCTTCATTATTTCGCGGTCGCAATAATCCTTTTTCGCCCCGGCGCATATTTCGAATGCGAGTTTTTCCGCTGCTTCTTTACAAAAGTTTGGCATAGTGCTCTTTTTTATGCCTACACCCATAATTTTATGTTTTGGCTTACTAAACGGATACGGATGACCTTCTTTATCGATAATGTTCCCGATATAAAGTTTACGGGCAAAACAGAACATATTCTTGAATATGTTTTCACGATTAAATTTAATTTTGTTCGTCGTATTCGTTTTTTGCGCGCGAATTAGTAAAATCTTATTGAAAAAGGTCTGAAATACATGTTCGGCCTTTTTATAAAAATCGCGGTATTCATCTTCTGTTTCAATCTTGATACCGGATTCAATCAATTTACGTTTAAGTTCATTTATCGAAAAATATACGGATCTAGGAGTCTGTGTCGTTATGTACGGCACAGACATCCCTCCCTTTTACTTTAAGCGGTTCATGATTTTTAAATGTAAATTTTTCATGTTGAATATAATCAACTTTATAAAATTTCATAATTATAAAATATAGTAATTAATTGTTATCGCGGTGAATATTTGAAATAATATTTAATATTTTATTCTTTTCTATGTCTTGATTATGTATCCAATCATATTCTTTGATACGGATTAATAAAATACCTTTATTTTCGCATAATAAATCCTTTTTATGATCTTGCTCCCATATATCTTTTGCAGTAATACCGGAATGTATAATATTATCCGGTTCATAGAATCTCGGATCCGCATGCCAGTATTTACCGTCGAATTCGAACGCCAGGTTTAATTCTGGTAAATATATATCGAGTTCTTTCCCGTCAAGAATTTTACGGTCATTTCTTATAACGTTTACATTTGTATTTTCTATAATAAAATTATAAAGACTATTTTCACCGTCGGACGTTATACCGGATATATGGTTACAATTCGTACATAATGGGGTATGATGTATCAGACGTATTTTTAACGCCTGATTCATAATATAAAAATCCGTGTCGCATGTATTACAATGACATTTATATAATAAATTATTATATTCAATCAATTCGCAATTTTGACGCCGTATTTCTTCTTGATATTTTTTGAATACAAATTCTGTATTTCTGATTCGATGTAATTCTTTCGATTCTTCTGTATTATATAAGTAATCATGACCATGTTTTCTTATATAATTATCGCGCGTATCGGCTCTGCTCGAAACACCATGTGGAAACCAATTACCGTTTTTTCGACGAGAATCGACAATTTTTTGATTTCTGTCAGCCGAATGCGTAGAACAATAATTTGAACAATATTGGTTATAACCGCTTTTTAATTTATTCGAAAATTTGGTAGGATTTCCACATGTTTTGCATATACCTTCATCTGGCATTTTTAAAAATTGATCATAATACTCTTTCGCAGACAATTTATGTAATTTTTGAAAATGAGTACAAAGCGCATTTAAATTTTTAAATGTTTTATGACATATCGCGCAAGTTGGTTCTATAACTCTATTATTCATCAATTCCTAACATGTCCGTATTTTCGTTAAATTCACATGCATTAATCGATAGTTCTTCACCATTACGTAATACAGTAATTTTATCATTATAACCGTATTTATATATTTTATTATTTACCGTTAAATTTATAGTAGAATATTCTTTTTCGACATCTTTTATCAACGCCGTAGATTCATAATATTCGTTAAGGTACTTGGTCAACCAGTCACGAAGCGTAACGCGCGCAGAACGACAAATGACACGGGCGCAATCTGGGTCATACAGGTGAAATCCCGGCGCAAGGCTTACACCGTAAACGGAGTTAATGATAATCTTCTTGACACCTTGCCTGTTATCGTAAAGGTTAGCGAGTTCCATATTTCCGGCATTTTCTGCCTCTTCCTGTAGGTCTTTATAATGCTTGCGTTCGTCGAAAACTTTCTTGACGACATTCGGCAGAATCGCGTCGTCGGTCCGCAGGAAGCCGACCTCGTTAACGTCAGTAAGTATGACCTTGCCCGATTCGATATCGATTTTCTTCGGATGTATAACCTTGACTTCGGGCGATATGTTGAACTGCATGATATGGTGCGGGTACGAAGACGTGATGTCGAACGACATATCGTCATCATGCCTACCAGGATAATCGTAGCAGTAACCGGCCTTTACCTGGAATTCAGGGAATGGATGCGGCCATTTCTTGAATTGCGAATAGCTCGAGTTAAACAGTTGTTTAGAAGTCAGTCTAACGCCTCTAACCGTCTTGGGTTTCCATAACTGTTCAATCTTCGCGATATGTTCTTCTACGGGATGCCCTGTATATATATCGTTCATTATCAGATACTTCTGAAATTCCGGGTTATTGTCTTCCCATTCTGTGTTCTGATAATAAGTCGATCCGTCGGGTTGCGGAATCAAATAGCATTTTTCTTTCGCCCACCAGTCGACATGGGACTTTTTCTTGTCGTTCAAGACACGGTTTGTCTTGTGCAGGAACCTGAGGATATATCCGGTAGTCGTAGGTACCTTGTTATAAATCTTGTCCAGCGTAACGATGCAGTCGAACGCGTATTCGATAATAAGCTCAAATAGTTTTAACTTGTCAAAAAGCTTTTCGAGCAGGATAACGTCCTTGATGTTATAGCATACGAAATTATCCCAATCTGTCTTGTACGCCTCGTTAATGGAACCTGTATATTTCAATTTTTGGTCGCCGAGAACAAGGTTGGATACGAAGTTTAACGAATACGATGGTAACGGGTCATGCTTACCGAAAGTCTTGTAAAGTTCCATGAAGTCTATCGAATAAAGACCCGGAATTTCGAATGTCGCACCCAGGTCTACGCCTTCAAGCTTACGGTCGGTAATCTCGTGCTTTACGGGATCGAGATTCAACGGCGACATGGCTCGTTCCCACATCACGTTTTTACCTGTAATCTCTCGCAGTTTCGCACAACGGTTAATGATGTACGGAATATCGTACGATACCGAGTTCCATCCGGATATGATATCGAAATCCATCGAACGGAACCATTTGAGCCATTTCCGAATCAGGTCTATTTCGGAAGAGCATGCTATATATATCGTATTGTTCAGTTTATCCTTGTCACCGAGATACGGCTTCAGACCGAACGTATAACGTGTCTTTGTCTTAGTAGAATAACACGTAATGAGGTTTATCGGCCAGTCTGCTTTTTCGGGCGCCGGAAATTCATATGATACGTAACATGAATTTGCGAACTTTACCCAGCAATTCTGCTCGATATCGAATACTTCGAATTTTTCTTTCGGATAGTTCATGTCGAACATATACAGCTCGACCTTCTTGAAAATCTTCTTTTCAAGATTACGTATGTCTATCTCGAAATTGTCATAAAATTTTGATGAACCAGCGACTTCAATATCGAATAGACATACATTCCAGTCGTTGATATCGACTTCAAGATTTTCGAAGTCATATCGTTCGTGCATGAACTTGACTTCAGGCCGGAGGTCAGATTCGGCAATTATACAATTAGAACTATTGCGCAAAACATCCATATCGCGGTCGCGGTTATACGAATGTTTCTTGACTGGATTCTTGTATATATCCTTGATGTTCGATTTGCCTGTAGGATCCGTTATATAGCACCACGGTTTGTAATCGTAGGTGACCCAGTCTGTCGAACCCTGTTCCTTGAGCAATATCTTTCTACGCGAACGATCATAATAACAATTTTTAAAACCTAATTTCGCCATATCAAAATAACCTAAAATACATATCAAATATAGAAAAATGGCGCGACTTGAAAATCGCGCCAATTTTTATCTAATTTTTTAATATTAGATATTGAGAGCCTTAACGAACTTGGTAATATCTTCCATAGCCTGGAGATAGCCTGCCTTAAAACTTGCCTTGTCGGCAGGAACGGCCGTCTTCTTCACTTCGTCGAGACGAGCAGGGATAAACTGCTTAATCGCACGAATTGCGTTGACGAGGATATCTTCAGAGTCGATAGCGTCGTTAAAGTTATTTCCGTTTTGTGTAACCATATGTATTTTTCCTTATTTTAATGTTCAAATCACTTTTTTGTTAACCAAATATTATATATCTTGTTATCTTCCTGACATTTCCTGATATTATCGGGTATAAGTTTCTGAAATTCTTCCGGTATATCCGACAAATCGGGCGCCTGTTCGTATTGTGACCATGCAGTCTGCTGCGCAATCTGCTGCGCGACTTCGGGCATGCCTTCCAGCGCGTTTTCCCAGTCAATCGGACGATTCTTATCGTGTTTGTACTCTGGAATCATTTTCTTTATACCTATATTTAATAATACCCTTTGTCAGATCATATTCGGAAAGTCTTACCTGTACCCTGTCATCCGGCAAGACCTTTATGTATTTCATTCGCATCTTACCGCATATCGTACAAAGTACGACAAAATCGTTATCCAGCTTTACGGTAAACATCGCATTCGGTCTTGCTTCGAGTACCGTACCGTCAACATAAATTCCGTCTTCTTCCTTGCCCGGACCCCTATTTTTCTTATTTTTCTTCATTTATTTATTTTTTCTTAACGGGTTTTTTCTTCACAGGTTTCTTTACGGGCTTTACAGCTTCCTTTACGATTTCAACAGGCGGCTCAATAACGGGATCATCGACAACTTCGAATTCTTCTTGCGGAACATCAGGTTCGCTTTCTTCAACGATAGGCTTGTTCGTATTCTGCTTCTTGTCAATCGCCTCCTGCATCAACATCGCGTTTGCCTTGACACGGCTTAGCGTATCGTTCTGCTTCTTGCTCTGTTCCTCGTCCTGCTGGATAAGGGCAGCGCTCAATATGTCAGAGTTCGCAGATTCATTCATCTTTATGAACGCGGAATTAAGCATTTCGTTATCGTCGAGCTCCGTATTATTTTCCTGTTCGACGATTTCGGGTGTTTCGACAACCGTATTTTCCTTGACCGGTGCCGGAGCCGGTTGAGGCCTATAAACGGGCTTTTCGCGTATTACCGGCTTTTCGATATACTTGACGACTTCCTTCGGTTTCGGGTTGATAATGGCCTCGAAAATCCGTTCAAGATGCTTATTGATCTTCTCGAGACCGGACATACCGTACCTATAAAAGGCATTCTCGATTTTCTGTTGCATCTCGTCCATCATCGTATATGCGCGAGAAAGCGCCGGATTGGTATCTACGCTTTCCTTAATATGACGCTTTCTCTGCGGTACCGCCGGTTCGTCATCGAACAAATCATCGTCGGGTTCCTGCGGCGGTTGATACGGTTTGACTCGTTGCGGTCTCGGCGCCGGGGCGGGTGCGGCCGGCTTCGGCGGCTGAGGTATAGGCCTGGTAATCGGTCTGGAAGTATTCGGCCTGTACGGGACGCGGGCGCCTTCCGTCAACTGCGTATCATCGAACTCGTCCGCATCGAAATCTTCTTCCGGCGGCAGGGTTTCATTGTAGAAGTCGTCGTCTTCGTTCTGGAAACGTTCCGCCATAAGCGCCTTCTGTTTCTTATGAAGTTCAAGACGCTGTTCTTCAGTCATAGAACGGCGTTCTTCTTCTTTCTTGTAATAATCCATGAAATCACTCATAATTTACCGTCTATTATTTATAATCTATTCGCCAGAAGTTTTGTATTTCACCTTTATATAATACGTTTTCGCCAGATTATCCGGGGTCAACACGATAACATACGGAAGGTCAAGAATCTTTGTGGCGATACCCATGAATATATTTTGATAATTCACCACGTTATAATATTTAATCTCGTCAGTTTTTCGTAATTCATACAGTTGTTCGATGCCGTCGGTACTCATGAAATATTCGGTAAAATCCGGATATTCGACAATATTCATAGATTCGAGTATCGTCTCTTGTATCTGTACCATCGGGTCAGAATTCATAAATTCGACAATAGACGTCATGGGATCCGCTTTCTTCGCCATGGCCTTGTCATGTAAAAACTTCAATATATTCTTAAGATTGGGTGCTTCTTGGTTCATCGACAGGTTCCTTTTCGAATTCACGAATAGCCTTGTTTACGATAAAGTCATTTATCTTGCCGAGGTATTCGTCGATATCTTTCATATCGGAATTCAGAATGGATACATAAAGAGTAGCAGAAAAATCCGGAGAAATTTCTATATAATTATTATAGGCCATTTCGGCGATAAACAACGCATAATAATCCTGAAGGGTTCTCGACCCGAGACCGGCGAAAACCTCTTCAAGATTACTTTTTGCGTCAATTATATTATTAAATATTTCTTCCATTAAATCATCTTCGCAGAAATTTTATCAATCAGGCCGAGCTTCTTCGCTTCGGACGCGGACATATAATTATCGTAGGAAGTCAGCTTCTTGAGCTCGTCAAGACTCTTGCCAGTCTGCTTCTTGAAGATATGGTTCATGTTATCGGTCCATACCTGAAGCTCGTGCTGGATGATATTGATATCGTTGAGCTTGCCGCCAGTTTCCGTAATTCCTGCCTGGTGAATCATGATACGGGAACTCGGGAAAGCATAACGGTGACCGATAGTACCGGATGCAAGAATGACTGAAGCCATCGAACTGCAGGAACCGATACAAATCGTATTGACTTCGATATGCTTGGACTTGAGCTTATTGATACAGTCGATTATCGCGAAACCGACATCACATTCGCCACCCGGTGAAGACATATAGATAGTTATCGGGTTTTTAGTACCGTCATCATAAAAGCAAAGTTTTTGAATAATGTGTATACCGTTTTCCCAAGTAATAGGACCAATCATGAAAATAACACGGTTCGCTTCGAAATAATTGTTACGGACTACATCGAAATAATTACCGAGTTCGCCGAGATTTACCTGTTGCGGTTGATCGTCTTCTTTCGGGGCGGGCTGTTCTGCCGGCATTTCCTGCGGCGGAACAGATTCGGGAGTTTCTTCTTTTTTCTGCTTAGCATCCAAAATGGCTTCTGTATACATCTATATACCTTTCATTATTCAAATTTATTTTGTACACCGCCGGTTGCTTCGGAGTATCTATTTCTGGATCTTCCGTAGGCACTATGGCAGCGCTTTTAAACAATATCTTCCCGTACTGTATAGCCGCTTCGACCCCGCAATACTTGATAATCTTGTATGGTCTCGGTGACTTGTTAAACCGGAAAATACCGTAGTCCTTGTCGCGGGATATCAATGTATATATGTTGCCCGCGCTATCCATATATATATGACCGACTTCAAAACTCATACAAGCTCATTCTTCCTAAGGAACGCGTTAATTTTCTTACTAAGGTCGTTGTTCTTAGAACTGATAACCTTTCGTTCTTCGTCATTATATTCGTCATAGTTCTTGATATAGATTTTCGCGTATTCGTCAAAATGTTCAAATACATCTTCAATCACTGACGCATAGACTGACTTAACTGCATTAAGCGGGCTTACTGTTTTCTGATTCATTGTTATATTCATATGCCAGAGTTTCCAGTTTGTGAACGAATTCAGATTTCTTCTCGAATTCAGGCAACAGCCCGACGACGACCGAAAGCCATTCGCTCAGGGTTTTACATTGTTTAAACTTTTCAGAGATTCCTGCCGCCTTGTCGATTACATCGCGTAATGCCGCGAATTTCTTCGGGTCGTTCGCGATGGACAATAAATCCCTGTCGGACTTGAATAACGGCGGAATCTTGAATACCTTGTGTTTCTTGGCCAACGGTATTAGTCCTTAAAAGTTTTAGAAAACTGTTCAAGGCCGTAAATCGTCGTATCTATAATCTTCGGGTCAATCACGCCGTTCTGCGTACTGATCATAATGATGAGCTCAAACATAGCGCGGACTTCGGCGACCGGATCCGTTTCGGTAACCTTGATCATCTTTTCGATGATATCTTCCGGAATCTTATGAATAAACGTAGAATCGTTATTATAATCGATAAAGAACTTACGGAAATCGTTGATATACCATAAAGCCTTCATGAGATCTTTCTTGGGCGTACCCTTGTCACGGTATCTCATACAATATTTCCAACAATTACCGAGGTCAAACTGTAACCAGCGCGTAATTTCAATAGCTTCTATACCGGATTCATGCGAGCGGTAATGCTTAGGTTCGTTAACTTCTTCTTCAAGGCTCTGACCATTAATCATAAGGTTTCCTCTTTGGTTAGCATTTCGAGAATTTTCTTCTGAGTTTCCTTCTCGTTATCCGAAAACTCCTGAAGTTTTTGATCATTGATTCGGTTTGTCATTATCTGACGGTTACGATCCTTCGCCTGTATAATCCTTACGGGTATAAAGACAATCAGGAAATAACCGAACAGTATGCCAACAACCGGTAAGATATTCTTGACAAAGTAAAGCACGCCGATCTGGACGGTATCGCCGAAAACGCCGAAAACGCCAAGTACCATACTGTAAATGAGAGCGCTTCCGATAATGAACGGAAGAACCGCTTTCAACATCGCCTTACTTTTATCTGATAATTTCAATTTATTAAATAGTTTCATCGGATTCCAAATATGCGTCGATGTCAGTTTCCGGGATCATATAACATTTCTTGGTAACGGTAAGGCCGTTATCGGATTTCACCGGATACTTGAATTCCCTGTTATTTTCCTTGGCGTCGACATAGACTATGCGTTCGCCGACCTTGGCACGTTCAACCTTGTCGCCCACCATAATTATTTCTGCCTCTACCATATGGCCTGTAGTATCGAGCTCGGGAATATAGATACCTGTAGAAGTGACCTTATCGGTGCTTGTCTTGGTGACAAGAACATGCTTATCCTTAATTCTGGTAATTTTCATATTGTTCTCTTCGTGTTCGAATGTAAAATCTATCATGGTCGCGGGTACCTCGAGGAATTTCTCCTTGGCCAGCGTACCGTCTTCCTGCTTTACGGGCAATGTCAACTGGATAGCGCTCATTTCGGTAAAGGATACCTTGTCACCGGCCTTGAAATCACCGGAAACGAACGTATTGTCTTCTGCATTATACGTACCTGGACCTGTCATAACGACAGTGCCGGAAATATTGTCGACAGTACGCTTGAGCTGCGGCAATACGATACCGCCGAGGGAAACCGTATCTTTCTCGTCGCGCTTGACGAGTACGTAGTTCTGTAACATACGGTCTACGCCGACGACTTCGCCGTTTTCTTCCTTGAGCACGAGGATGGCCTCGTTTTGCTTCATCTTCAAGTATGTCTTGCCGGAATTTTTCAGAGTAATCGGTTTAGCCACGCCCGGATTGTAAATGACAAGCTCGCCGACCTTGACCTTTACTGGAATATGTTCGTTGAACTTCTTGTTCAGCCTGCCGTCGCCGACCTGCACGACCCTGCCATATGCCATAGGCAACGTGCCAATCTGGGGTAACACGAGTCCGCCGCTTATAAATTCGTTAATAGATTTATTTTCTTCGATAAGAATGTCAAAACCGACAACTTTCATCAAGTCACCTCTATAAGTTTATTAAAAAGTCATGTTTTGTAAATTTCCCGGAATCCGCATGGCAGCTGTTCGTAATATACAGGTGCCCGTCTACTTCGGATATATTTTTGGAATTTCCCATCCCGTAATGCCAAAGTTCGGCAGTATTGAATAAATCCATGTCTTCCGGTGTATAGTAAGATATTATAACCTTAGGCAGCGAATTAATAACCTTTTCCAGTCGCAGCCGTTCATCAGTAAATATATCTTTTTTATTCTTAGTCCACCACTTCCAAGTGGAAATTTTTTCTTGCGTACTGAAGCCCATCGCTCCGCCCAAATGCAAGCCGGTCTTGGAAATTACGGATGTACCGTCGAGCCTGGTCGGTATACATTTGTTTTTCTGTAACGAACGGAACTTGTTCTTGATATTTTCAAATTTTGTATCGAGCGGTATATCGGATTTCATATCACAACCACCATAAACAAAAAATACACCCCTGTACTTTTGGGCGAGGCGTATTAAGAACGATGCGGAGACATCGCCGAATTCCGATATACCGCCAGCAATACAAACGTTGTCGGCAGGAAGAAAGTACTCGTCTATAAACCGGTCGTAAAGTTCACCCTTACGTACACGATCGTTAAACGGTAATTCCAGATTATTGATAAAATAACAATCCATATTTCCTGCCGTAACCGCAGTCAGTTATCCCATGATATCGGCACGGAAAGAACGCCATGCCTTAAGGATTGCCTTGTCCTTGACGGAAAGCTTGTGGCCGCTGCGAACGAGACGTTCGGCTTCCATGCAGAGCTTGGCTTCGTCGCGGGAAAGCATACGGAGACTGGATTCGCAAACCTGAATGGATTCAGGACGGCGAATTTCCAGACCTGTAAGCTGGCGGCGGTTCTTGGACTGCAACGTATCGGTCGCAATCATGTACGTCTTGCCGGTCTTCTTGTTCATCACATAGGAGCCGGCTTTCATCTTCTTATTCATATTAACCTCTTTTTATAACAGTCTCTTGACTGTATACCACAATATAGCAATTTATTTGACGCTTGTAAAATAACCTTACGGGATTTTATTTGGATTTTTTTGTAAAACCGTAATACATTTACATATTTCATTTTTTACGGAATCATTATAGTTCAGCCAATCGTATTCCCAAATACGATACAGGAAAATGCCGGCAGTTTCACACAGCATATCTTTGTTATAATCGTTAATCCATATATCTTCCGCGCGCCGATTTATTATAATGTCGTCTTTATCGTAAAAACGCGGATCCGCATGATAGAACGTACCGTTGAATTCTATGCCCATTTTTATATCCGGCAGATATATATCGAGTTCCTTGCCGTTTAAAACAGTCCTCTCATTTTCGATAACGGTAAATTTATAAATTCCTCTTATATATTCAACTACGGATTTTTCGAGCATTGAATACGGTTTATATATCGGGCAGCAATATGTACAAGGCGGAATATTGATAAGTGTACGCCTATACATCATTTGACGGTCGATCGTATAGGTTGAATGACATGTATGACATATGCCCGTAAAAAATCCATTATTATATGTCAGCTGATCCTGCGTTTTCTCAGCATAATACTTAATCTGCTTTTTGACATTGCATTCCTTCAAACGTTCTTTGGCATCAGGTGACATGTTATAGTTTTCATATCCGTATTTTTCAAGGCAGGTCTGTTTTACTTTGTTGCGAATATCGACGTTTTTAGATACGTTGTCTACACCGTATTTTTCTATTATGGTAGTTTTTATCTTATCGCGTATCTGTTCCGATTTTAACGGGCAATCTACACCGTATTTTTCGCGATTCGTATTTTTCGCCTTCTCGCCGATATCCGGATTTTGCAGACTGCATTCCGTTCCATACCGTTCTCTGTTTGTGTGTTTGATTTTTTCCTTGATAATATCTAAAGCCTGCGGATATTCGTTATCGTATCGTTCGATATTTGTCAATTTCGCCTTATCAGATAATTCCTTCGAGGCATATCCGGTTCCGCCGTATCTGCTACGATTTGTCGTCTTCGTCTTTTCTTTTATAGGGTCAAATTGCGCGGGGTATTCCGTGCCGTATTTGTCTATGCACGTAGATTTGAATTTTTCCTTTATATCGCTGTTCCGTAACGGTATTTCCGTACCGTAACGTTCTTGCATGGTGCTTTTCTTCTTGTCGTATACGTCTTTATTCTGTATTGCGTATTCTGTACCGTATTTTTCAATACAGGTTTGCCGCTGTTTTTGACGTACTTCCGGATTATTCTGTATGAGCTTGGCCTTACATTTTTTGCATATGAAATCGTCGGTCAACGACTTCAATATGAGCTCGCTGGTATTATTGCATTTGCTGCATCTAAAGACTACATGTATAAGACGCCAATATTTTG